AGTTTGAACGCAATTCTACCGCACTCCCTACAGTGCCATCGGCATATTTGCCGTTAGATCCATTGGCTTTATTGAAGAGATTTACCTTTATATTAGCGATTTCGTTAATATCGCTCTTTAAATCATTAAATTCGGAGCGTGTAACATCGCCGTCTGCCCCTCTCGGAATACCGAAAGCAATGCTGTTGTTTGTGCTGTCATACGTTGCCGTTGCGTCGGATCCGGCTGTGAGTGTAGTCGCTGAAACGGTCAGATCGTGGACGGACTCAGCAGCTGCCTCTACTCTGTTAACAAGCAGCGTCAGCTGTGGAATAAGTTCTTCCTGTGTGCCGTCGATGGTTGACGCTGGGTGCGGGTCCTTCTCCCCTATCATCAGGAAATTAGCCGTACCGAGCAGTGTGTTCCCGCTCGCTATTCTTATCTCAGCCGGGAATCTTCCCCACTCATCCGTCATTTCTGCGGTACTGGTGAACGTTACGCTGTTGCCCGATACTGTACCGCTGACGGTAAAGCCCATGCCTGACGGTTTTGTCGCAACGCACGTAACAGTCGCACCACTCGGAATGTCGTAGTCCGTGACGTTTACAACGAACACACGCCCCACGTCGCCCTGACTATAGTGAAGTGTCGGCTGAAAACTTTGTGGAGTAATGTTTACGCCAATAGTCTGATTCATTCTTTACGCCTCCTATTATTTTTTCTCGAGATTATTGATCCTGACCTCGTGAGTCGCAACAGTTTCTTTAAGTTTGTCGATTTCCTCGCCGTGCTTTGTAATCCGGGAGTCCAGCTTATCGACCGATGCCTTAAAGTTGTCTATGCTCGTCTTTAGCTCTGTGATGTTCGTATTCAAATCGAGGAACGGTTTGAGGACGACCAGCAACGCCCCTATAAATCCGACCGCTGCGATTATGATGTTATCCGTCATAGCCCCTCACCTCATTTCAGCCTTACTCTCGCAAGGGCTTTACGATTACCATTGTACGGCCTCGACTTGCGTTGTTTCTTTGCCGTTTCATTGTCCCATACATACGGGTCGCCAGCATTTGTCCATCTGCCCTCGAGGATAAAGATGTGTCCACCTCCGCCCTGCTTTCCGCTTCGGTTGTCGTCAAGCAAGATGACGTCGCCTGACCTCAGCTGGCCCCGGAGCGACTTCAGAGTCTTGTTGCCCATATAGGTGACTGTCATTTTTCGGTTCGTTCCGTATACCTTGCCCGTACCGAACCCCTTGCCATTTTGCCAAATAAATTCGCCTGGCTTCAGATATCCGATTCTCTGAAGTACACAGGCGACATACGTCACACAAGTTCCCTTGTATTTGGACTTTGCAATGGTCGGTTTCGATTCCCACTTGTACGCAGCGCTTTTCATCCATACGGACTGCTCCACGCAAGCGGTCATCAGTCGGCTGTTAAGTGATGTTTTCAGTCTCTCGACAATCCACAACTTTGCGACTCTGCCCTTCATAGCGCCCTCATATGAGTACCATCCATCGTGCTTACGTCCGCCACTGTCTTTTGTGTAGAACCAGTGCTTGCCGTTCTGCACCTTGTAGTCGGTGAATGCGACATAGTGACCGCAAGTTGTCCAAGTCACCCGGGAAGAACCGCCCTTGCCGGCACTGAATAAGATAATGCCGATGCGGTTTCCCTTATTCAGTTCTTTCCACGCTTCACTCATCGGGTCGTTATAGATCCTGACGACATTCTTGTGACCGATGTATTTCAGCGTGTTTGTGATGCCTTCCCAGCGTGTCCCCTGCCCTGCGAGTGCATAGCCGTTCTTAAGCATATACGGGCGCAGATTTTCAGGGGTCCAGTTCTTCTTGCTGTCCTGCTCAATAGCGATATGAGTCAGAGCCACAAGCCCGCATCCTGCTCCTGAAACGGTACAGCGAGCTGTCGGATAAGGCTTTTTTGCCCACGGGCCGTCATACTGTCGGTATATCTTCGTGTTCATCTTCGGCCTCCTCGATCTCGTCTGTAAAGAACTTGTCTCCGATATATCCATCCTCAAGCTCCGCTTTGTGCTGTCTCATCTCTGCTGTGTGCTGTGATGCGATGTCTGTGTAATCGTTGTTGAACCACGTCGCACAGAAAACTATCACGAAGTTCGCAACGACCGACAGTATTTTGTAAATCAGATTGACGGTCTGATTGCCGAACTGTGCCACGTCGGTGCTCATTAAAGCCGTGTTCAGACACGTCGCTATTACAAGTATTGTTCTGATCTTTGTCCCACTATTCACTGTGTGATCCTCCATTAATTCGTATAAGCGTATATCTTTACAGCCGTTGCCATAGCTGACGACGCAACCGTTGCGAGTCGTAACGACGCCGATGTTGATGCAGTTGCTGTACAGCCAACTACCCAATACTGATTGGATGCGGATGTGACTGTCACATTAGGCGTATCGCTAAATATACCGTCAGGGATGTTGATGGTTTTATCCATGTACCGTATTGGAGAAGTCCAAACCGTCCATGACGCCGATGCAAAACTATAGGTGCACCACGCTTCAGTTTTTCCGCTATTCCACTTTCGGTAGCTCCATACGCCCTTTGTGCCAAATTCTTTTACATAGTCGGTCACGACCGTTTCCGTCGCGGATCCAGAGCTGCCGGTCCCTACACCGAGCGCCTCTGCAAGTGATGTTGACAGCGATCCGAGCTCAAGAGTTGTAAACCGCTCCAGCAGTACGTCATATTCCGTTTTGACGATTTTGAAATACCCTGCCTGTTTGTAGTTCGGGAATATGACCCTTATCGTGTCGCACAGTTTGCATTCCTGAAGTTGTGCAAATTGCTGATACTCAGGCGAGTCCGCAAGCCTTATAAAGTCCACTGATATCGTCTGCGCAGGAAGATACGGCTGTGCCGATTGCATATAAGCATCGGCAAGCACCTCAAGCTGTGACGCTGTCGGCTGTGATTCGAACTTGTCCGTGAAGTCGAACGGCACGCACTCTGTACGCCCGGAATTGGAATTGACTCCCGACGACACCATAGCCCCTTTTACTATGAGCGTGTTGCCGGCGTTGTCGTTTCCTTTCCAATACGGAACCATAGCGTTGTATGATTCCGAGTAGTCGGTCTCGTCTTTATAATCGAGCATGTTCACGCCGTATCTGACGGTAAAATTCCGCTCTCTGCCACGGGATGCCCATAAGCGAACCGTCCACTTGTCCCACTCGTATTCACCCCCATATGTGTCAAGGATTGAGCCCTCTGTGCCACCGAGTAGCTGACGGACTGAGTACGGTGTCCCGTCTGACGTACTCATATAGCCCTCGCTCGTTTTGTCCGTCCAATAGGTGAACGGATTCTCCGGCGTTGACGTTCCGAGCATTGTGAACGCGTCTGCAAGGCTTGTTATGTTCGTGCCTGATGCCGTCAGTTTGCTCTGCCTGTATGAGATGTGTACAGCGTGGAATGATACGACTCCGTTTATCGGCCTTGAATATGAAACTATGTCAAATGGCTGAACATCGTTCGTTTCATCATGTTCGACGGCAATAATGCGTCCGAGCCTTATGAGATTGTAGTTTGACCCGTCTACGGGATATTCAAAATCGCATTCGTAAACCCCGTTACGCTCTTCGGTGACTTTGCAAGATATGCAGTCCCTTAATCTACCGAGTCCGTTAGACTCAAATTCTGTTTCGTTCGCTTCATAAAGAATAGGAATCATAATTTCCACCACCTCGGGGTTATTTCAAGCGACTCAACGGTGCTGTCGAAATTGATCTCGTTTGACCCGGCTGCGAGTGTAGGCAGATCGGATCCGAGGTCGATATAACTATTAAGCGATATGAATGTGCCGTTTTCGATTTTATACGCCTCGCCTAAATCGCAGTCGATGTATGTCGGCTCTCCGAGATATGTCATTGTTGAATTAACTACGACCGACTCGATTCTTGATGGGTACCCCTTGTACCCAAACGAGTAATAAACGATAGAGTCTGCATACTCCGAAGGGCTTACATCCATAGACTCGCTAAAAGTGATTTTTTGCGTTGTTGCATCGTAGTCGATTCTGATGGTTATGATGAGCGTCATTTCGGTTAACAGAGTCTCGCCATAATCCTCAGTCACTTGCAAGCCCGCAGCAGTTATTACATCTTCCCAAGTTTCGCTTGTCCCAATCGTGAACCTAACTGACGGGATCTCGGTTACTACGTCAGTGGCTTTTGTCCCGTAAAGGGGCATCCGAGGTGGGTCAAAGTGCGATGTCGCATCGGAATTAGTGTCTGACGGTGTCGGCGCAGTCCGTCCGTCACCATAAAAGTGATAGTTATTCGAAGATTTAAACGCCACTGGGCAAAATAACTTCAAGCCTGTGAACGTAACTGTATCACCGTTTTTGATGTATTCAGCAGGAATGGTGTAAAAGTCCCCGGTCTTATCGACTACGCCCGGCGATGCAATGGTTATATCGCCATAGTCGCCTGACGTGATTTCTATGTCGTACCCGTTGAAACTTATCGTGCCGTACCCGTCTACCGCTAACAGCGGGCTTGCGTCGTACTGTGTCGGATTGTTCAGGCTCTGCCCGTCTGTTATAGCTACAGGGCTTGCACCGTTCGCAAGCCATCTTTGCGGTTTGCAATCAAACTTAATCTCGAACGTTGATGCCGTGTTGTACTTGACTGGGTCTATTTCAAGGCCGTCTACAAAAAGAGCCATCCTGTATTCATTTGGATGAAATGTATCTGATAGTTGCTGATACCCTATCTGCGATGCCAGTGCATTTCGAAAATCGCTCAGACGCTGCGCGAATGTAGCAAGGTCATCCTCCCGGTTAAATCCTGGATAAGTGACTTCTATGTTCTCCCATCGGCCTTGATCTATAGCGACATCTCCGCTCCTGCCCGGGACCGTTACCATTTCAACCGCACGCTTCGGAGCATCGAAAACCCCCTCACCGCTGATATAGATACCAAAATCGGCGGAGTCTATTCCGCCGAAAATGATGCTGTTTTGCATTACTGCCATGCCAGCCTCCTCTGTTTAGATTCCCTTATGAGCATCGTCCGTACCTCATTCGCTATCTCCTGCGGGTTTGCGTTTGCACCGTTTATGTTGATAACGATGTTCTGTCCGCTCTGCATCTTGTCGAGCTTATCCCAAAATTTATCGAGCGGAACTACCGCTTCAGGTCCAGCTTCACCGACACCGATTAAAGATGGAGCGTCGAAAATACCACCCTTTGCATACCAATTAACGCTGATATGCGGGACGGATGGCGGATTGAGCGAGAACTTTCCCGATACGCTGAAATGAGGAAGTTTGAGCCCGCTCATAACTTTTCCGATGTGGAACGGGAACAAGCTCTTTACTTTGTCGATAGCGGCCTGAACTTTTCCTTTGAGTGCGTTGATTGGTGCCATAAAGCTGTCAACAACGCCTTGTGCAGCGGATTTTACTCTGCCCCATATAGCACTACCAAGCCCCTTGATAACAGTGAGCCCAATTTTGCCAATACCGAGCGCTATCTTTCCCATGTTCCTGAGCAGCCCCTCAAGGAATTTGCTCATGACGCCATCAGCAGCGGACAGAATCTTCGGCAGTGTAGTCGTCAGCCAGGCTTTGACCTTTGCCGACGTCAGGCTGTTTGCAATTCCGCTTATCCATGTGCCGAATGAGCTGACAAGACTGAGAACGCTTTGCATGAGCATTGGCGCTCCCTGCTGAATGAATGTCCCTATCGCACCCGGCAACGCCTTTACGATGGTTCCGAGCATCGGTATGAAATTCCCGAAAAAGAAAGTGTTTGCCGATGTTATCAACTGGCTGAGTGACGCACTGACGTTCTCACCTAATGCGAGGCTGCCCAAAAAATTCGCCGCCGATGCCTTCATAGCATTGAACGAGCCACTGAAGGTCTCAGATGCCTC